GTGTGGTTGGAAAATATGGTGAAGGCTCAAGACGCCATCAAGAAAATTTCCATTCAAACAAAGGAAGACTAATGTTTAAAAAACTATTTTCAAGTATATTGGAAGCCATAGAGGCTATCAAGAAACACAGGTCAGACCGTACCTTAAAAGGTAGATAACCATAAAGGGTCTTGACAGACCCTTTTTTTTGTTGTATAATGATGTCATTATGAAAACTGTTAAAACTTCCATTCGCAAATTACGCAACCGCTTGAACCCAAGTGAAATCTATTTTACTCAATCCGATTGGGATCCCAAAGAGATTGATGGTGTACTATTTCTGCCTGTGGCGGAACAGATACCAATTCCTAGAGGACGCATGTTAAAGTGGATGCGGAAAGATTCTTTGGAATATGTCAAATAAGGGCTGATAGCTTAATGGTAAAGCAGTGAACTCATAATTCATTGAGTCTAGGTTCAATTCCTAGTCAGCCCACCATTTTAAAATAATATGAAACAAAAATTTCGTGATGCGTATATGAAGGTGGCGGAGACTTTTGCAGAATTGTCCTCGGCTCGTAGACTTCATGTTGGTGCCATTGTAGTCAAAGATGACAGAATTATTTCAATTGGTTACAATGGTATGCCTTCTGGTTGGGATAACAATTGTGAAGATAAAGAATATATGGACCAAACCGCAGGTGGTTGGTTGTCACCTGAAGAAATTAAAGAACAGTGGCCATGGAGTGAACAACAGTTACCAAAAACTGAAGGCCTTCCGTGGCTTCGTTATAGATTAAAAACCAAACCTGAGGTACTTCATGCGGAAACTAATGCAATCGCTAAGCTGGCAAGATCGAATGAATCTGGCCTTGGGGCTCATCTCTTTGTTACTCATGCACCTTGTTTGGACTGTGCCAAGCTTGTTTACCAATCTGGTATCAATAGCGTTTATTATCGCAATAGTTATCGTATCCAAGATGGCTTACATTTCTTGGAAAAAGCAGGAGTGAAAGTGGAAAAGATGTAAATCTCTAAATAAGCCTGGGACATTATTGTCCAAAGGAGTTCCCATGCGTGTTAAGGTAGTGAATTGTCCAGACAAAGACTTCAAGCCTTTTGTAGAAAGAGCCGCATTATTCTATTCCAAAGAGCTCGTACCAAACTCCAGAATACGGAACAACTGTTACGTGGAAATTAAATTTGACGAAAACATAAAAGAATATGGTTTTGCGAGTGTTGAGAAATACAACACAAGAAAACAACCAAGAAAATTTCTAATAGAAATTCATCCACATATTGGTTCCAGAAGAATACTGGAAACATTGGCCCATGAAATGGTTCATGTCAAACAATATATTCAGGATGAAACGAATGACCAATTGTCCAAGTGGCGTGGTAAAAAAATCAACTCAGACAAAGTGGACTATTGGGTTCAACCATGGGAAATAGATGCCTATGGCCGTGAGACTGGACTACTAACAAAGTTTGCCATATCTGAAAATTTATGGGAAATCTTTAACGATTTCAAAAATCCAACAGACCCAATAAAACATACACCCATAGCATGGAAAAAAATATAAAAAATATTTTTAAAAAACCGCTTGCCACGGCTTAAAGTTTACTATATAATACAAACATATTTAATTTTTAGAAAGAAAAAAGTGTCTCTCATATCCCATAAGCCCTTTATGTTGCAACCAGAGTATCGCACAGTTAATTGCGCCGATAGCTCATGGGCAATTACAACCGGGTTTTGTGTGAAGATGGAGAGTTAAAACAGAAGTTCTAAAAAAGACTCCAAACACAAGACCCTAGACCTAAAAAATCTAGGGTTTTTTGTTTGTTGTTTCAATACAACAGTGTAGTTGCCAGGACCTTTGGTTCTGTTACAATACACACTTGTTCTTTAAAAATTTGTTGTAGTTTATTCCCGAATGGTGTAGTGGCAGCACAGCAGACTTTGACTCTGTTAGTATAAGTTCGATTCTTATTTCGGGTGCCATATTGAAATGCATTTCAGCGGCATAGGCCGTGGCGGTTAGTTTCTGTTTAGTACAGTATCCGAAGTGTGTTTCAATATGGTACATTATTAGTAACGCATGAGCAGGTTATTAACTTCCGCTGGTTACGGTGACACCGTGAGTGAGTGAAGGATAATGTATCAACAATTAATGGAAGTGTGGCAGAGTCCGGTTTATTGCAGCAGTCTTGAAAACTGCCGATCAGAAATGGTCCGTGAGTTCGAATCTCACCGCTTCCACCCTTGAGTTTTGTCGAAACTCGAACTCTTATATATAAAGTAAAAGGAGATTAAAAATGTTTTTTACTGTTTATAAGATAACAAATCAAATTGATGGCAAAATTTATATTGGAACACATAAGACCAAAAATTTGAACGACAATTACATGGGTTCAGGAAAATATTTAATGCGAGCACAAGAGAAATATGGTATTGAAAATTTTGCCAAAGATATATTGTTTGTATATGATAGTCCTGAACCAATGTATGCAAAAGAAGCTGAATTAGTTAATGAAGATTTTTTAACAACAGAAAATACTTATAATCTTAAAATTGGTGGACTTGGTGGATTTGATTATTTAAACAATTGGAAAGATAATCCATCACACTCAAAAACACACATGTCTATGATGGTTATAACTAGAAATAAAAAAATGTTAGAAGATGAGAATTATGATAAAAAAATTAGAACCAAAATGAGTGAAGGTGTTAAAAATAAATTTAAGACTGATGAAGAATATAAAAAAAATGTAGTGAATAGATTATCCAAAATATGGCCCGGTAGAAAACATAGTCAAAAAACTAAAGAACAAATGAGATTATCAGCTTTAGGAAAACATGACGGCGAAAAAAATTCTCAATACGGTTCTATGTGGATAACAAATGAAATTGAAAATGTAAAAATTAAAAAAACCGATGCGATACCAAAAGGTTGGCGCAAAGGTAGAGTTATGGTGAGTAAATTAGGTGGGACCTAAGACTGCCTGCTAAGCAGTTCGTTTGCGTTAAGCGGATTCGGATCGAGACCGATGCTCACCTCCATGCCAGCGAGACTTGGTAGTCAGAGAGGTCTTATACACCTTTTAGCGCCAGATTAGCGTTCTTGATAGGGTTCGATTCCCTACGCTGGTACCAAATTTTGTAGGTGTGACCCGAAAGGCTAGGGAGCAGATTGCAAATCTGTTTTATGCAGGTTCGATTCCTGTCACCTACTCCATTTTCCATAAAGGTTGTTTTTAAGACCTTTATGACTGGTTTTTGTTTATAAAGGTTGTTTTTACGACCTTTATGACAGTGTTGTATGTTTACAACAACTTGCAAATAGATGTTGACAAAACCTCTGGTTGTGTTATACTACATGCATGAGTTGAGAAATCAACATGTTCTTTAAAAATTTGTTGTAGTTAATGCACCTATCGTCTATCGGTTAGGACGCTGCCCTTTCAAGGCGGAAAGAGGAGTTCGATTCTCCTTAGGTGTACCATTTGTTTAGTGTTATCAAGGTATCGTGTATGGACGCATACACTATCCGGGTCAAAGCTGCCGGCGACTGATCCTGACATAACTGCATCGGCCTTGAGTATGTTTAGCGGCTATCTCAGAATTTGCACGATAACACTAAACAAATGGTAAAATTATTTTTTAAAAAGGAGACTGTCATGGAAAGTGACAAGAGTGACAAGATGCTGGGGGTATAACTTAACGGCTAAAGTAGCTGGCTTTTAACCAGTAAATCAGAGTTCGATTCTCTGTGCCCCTACCATATAAAAACATATTTGACTAAATTCGGGTTCATCCGTGTGGGAGTAATCTCCTATATCAAGTATGTTTCTATATGGTAATTATATAAGAACACATTCACGGTCGGGATACCAGCAACTGGACGCAGGTGCTGTCCTAAAGAGCAGGCATGCTTACCGAAAGCTGGAAACGAATGTGTTCCTATATGATAATTATATAAAAACACATTCAACTAATGACACGGGTGGTAGCCGTGTATCTTAGTGGGCTAAAGAACTACTACGCCTGAGTGTGTTCCTATATGACAATTATATAAAAACATTTTTGACGAATGTTTGGACGCCATGTTGCGGAAAAATGTTCGGTACTCTGACAGGTGCGAAAGATTCTTTGTGTCAGCATTGAATTGATATTGAAAGTGTTTCTATATGATAGTTTTTGGAGATACGGCACAGATGGTGAGGTGCGGCAGACTGTAAATCTGTTCTTTCGGGTGAATTGGTTCGAATCCATTTATCTCCACCAAATCTCGTTACTACTTCCGTTAAAGTAGCGCTTGATTAGCGATAGAGATCCGGTGGCAGAAAACCGTAAGCGTAAGGATGGAGACTACCCTTACAGACTCTGATAGGCAGAATCCTAACTGCACACAGACTCAGAATAAAATGGATGGACAGGGTAACAACTCAATTAAGGGCTGGCGTGGAACCCAGTAGCTTATACTAATTTTGGTCTCAAAGTGTTCATGGACGCACGTATGCCTGTCACGCATAAAGAAGGGGATCGTTACCCCTTGGGACCGCCAAGTTTATGGACTTCATGTATTAGCTGGGAAGTACGCCGTGGGATATAATCCTTCGGAGGCGTTGGTTCGATTCCAACGAAGTCCACCAAGTTTTATTCCCCAGTAGCACAGCGGTAGTTGCACTTGACTGTTAATCAAGGTGTCCGTGGTTCGATCCCACGCTGGGGAGCCAGTTTTAGAATAGGTTCAGCAAACAAAAAGCATTCAACTTGTAATTGAAAACGCAAAAACTATTCTGTTGTATTATCCGTGTGTAGCTCAGCTAGGTAGAGCTCCTGGTTTGGGACCAGGTGGTCGCATGTTCGAATCGTGTCACACGGACCAATTTCGCCTTTGTTGACGGCGTATAATAGGATAAATTGTCAACAACGAATTTTGGGCTGGTAGTGATAATGGGAGCACAGGGGCTTTGCAAGCCTTTAGTCGGGGTTCGATCCCCCGCCGGTCCACCAAATTTTGGTTCAGTAGCATAGTGGCAGTGCAGCATCTTCATACGGTGCGTTGTGTGAGTTCGATTCTCACCTGAACCACCATATTATGGGTCCTTAACTCAGTGAACAGAGTACTTGGCTACGAACCAAGCGGTCGGGGGTTTGAATCCCTCAGGACCCTCCATATATACCCCGTTAGCTCAAAGGTAGAGCACCCGGCTGATAACCGGGAGACAGAGGATCGTTACCTCTACAGGGTACCAATATCTCGTTGGTGTAATGGTAGCACAAGAAACTCCAAATCTCTTGGCGGGAGTTCGATTCTCTCACGGGATACCAATTTTTTATAAAGGTGATTGATATGAAAAAGTTCGACATAGAAGAAGTCAAAACATTCCTTGCAAAACAAGGAACAGACACCAAAGTGTACCTTGGTGCTGACTCTGAAAGAATTAGAGTTAATGGTGTTTGGTATGCTGACTATGCTCTAGCAGTTGTAGTTCATATTGATGGCCGGCACGGTTGTAAAATATTTGGCTATGTAGATAGAGAAATGGATTACGATCATAAGAAAAGTAAACCTGCAATGCGGTTAATGACCGAAGTGTATAAGGTTTCAGAATTGTTCCAAAACTTGGCTGATGTATTAGAAGATTTCCATGTTGAAGTTCATTTGGACTTAAACAAATCTGATGAATACGGCAGTTCTTGTGTTGTGCAACAAGCAATTGGTTACATCAAAGGTACATGCAACATGACACCGATGGTTAAACCAGATGCACCTGCTGCTAGTTTCTGTGCTGACCGTTTAAAACGGATTCTAGCAGAACAAGAAGCTGTGCAAGTCTAACAGACCCCCAAAGCAATTAAGTTTGCTTTGGGCAGTGCTTAGTGTAGTGGTCTGCACCTCTCGCTGTGACCGAGATAGTATGAGTTCGATCCTCATAGTACTGCCCAAAGTAAATTTTAGAAAGTAGACCTTGTATAAATATACAGAAAGGTCTACAAAATGAAAACTTATAACTGTTTGGCTTGTAATAAAGTAAATTTATGTGGTAGAAGTAAAATAAACAAATACTGTGACAATAAATGTCAAGGTGTATTTAAGTGGTTAAATGAAACTATTCCAAGAATAGAACGTGGTGATTGCACACATAATTCAAATGTAATTTTGAAAAAATATCTTGGTGAAAAGTATGGTGAAAAATGTCAAGACTGTGGCCAAAATAATATTCATAATAATAAACCATTAGTTCTTCAATTGGATCACATTGATGGAGATAGTGATAATAATAATCTGTCGAACCTAAGATTACTTTGTCCAAATTGTCATACACAAACAGACAATTTTGGCAGCAAAGGCCAAGGTAACAGATACAAAAAAATTACAAAAAGAAATCAGTATTTACAGAAATATAAAAATAATGCCTCGGTAGTTTAATGGTAGAACGGCATCCTTACACGGTGCATATGGGAGTTCGATTCTCCAACGAGGTACCAAGTTTTGTAAGTGTCAGCAAGAGAATGTCACGCTATAAAGGTTTCTTCGAAGGACTGATATAGTAGAAGGGGACGGGTTCGACTCCCGGCCAATCGCTTGAATGGGATTGGCGCAGATGGTTGCTAACTGGACTAGTATCCCAAGTGACGTACCGAGTCCCGGCCGGCTTAATTACACGGGTGAATGGTTGCTATAATGATGGTGCAACTACTTACAAATTCAATATGCTGCTTTAGCTGATGTGGTCATAGCGCTGGTCTGAAGAACCAGTGAAAGAGGTTCGATTCCTCTAGGCAGCACCAATATGCCCAAGTGACGGAATTGGTATACGTACTTGTCTCAAACACAAGGTTATGTGGGCTCGAATCCCACCTTGGGTACCATGCTCTCATAGTATAATGGCATTACACATCCTTGGTAAGGATGAAAACCAAGTTCAATTCTTGGTGGGAGCACCAATATTTTTTATTTCATCCAGTACAAAAGGGTATTGCCTTGTTTCAAAGGATGGTGTAAAATCATTGCTGTTGGTGAATGAATTTGTTTCTTGATATGGTTCTAATTTGTTGGCCATATCATATAGGTCTTTTACATAATTTTTTTCCATAAAAGTATTTATAAAAGTGTAATACTTGTTGTTTATAAATATAATGAGTATACTACTTTTAGGAATAAAATGAGAAAAGATATTCTAAATCGAAAAAATGAAATTCTGGATTGGATACAAAACAATGAATCTAAGGCTTATATTTGTGGCCAATTACAATGTAAACCCGAAACATTAGAAAGTTATTTGAAAAAATTCGGTGTTGTGTATAAAGGCAACATGGGATTAAAAGGTAAAAAAACAGACAATAAAAGATTACATATATTAGAACTTTTAGAAAAACCTTGGATATCATCACATCGTTTGAAAAAAAGATTGATTGAAGATAATATAAAAGAACATAAATGTGAAATTTGTGGTATTACGGAATGGATGAATCAAAAAGTTCCTTTGGAACTTGACCATATAGACGGAAACCATTATAATAATCAATTATGTAACCTGAGAGTTGTTTGTCCAAATTGTCATGCACAACAGGATACGAATTCAGGTAAAAATGTGAAACATAGAAAAAAATAATTGCCCTCTTATCCCAATTGGTAGAGGAAGCGGTCTTAGAAGCCGTGTAGTCTCAGTTCGAATCTGAGAGAGGGTACCAAGTTTTTAGTTACAGTCAGTACTGTGGGAAGTACAGGTGGACAACATCAGGACAAGGTTCGAATCCAAACTGTAACTTTTCTGGCGTTCGTTCAATGGACAGGACAGCATTCTTCTAAAGTGCGAATGGGGGTTCGATTCCCTCACGCCGGACCAGATTGCGAGTATGGTGGAATAGGTAGACACAAGAGACTTAAAATCTCTCGCTTCGGCGTACCGGTTCGATTCCGGTTACTCGTACCAAATATACCAAAATATTGGTTGACAGATGAGCAGAAAGCATATATAATAACTCTATTGCGGGTGTGGTGCTAGTGGTAACACAAGACCTTGCCAAGGTTTAGTTGTGGGTTCGATTCCCACCACCCGCTCCAGATTCGCCCTATTAGTATAATGGTATTACACCTGTTTTGTAATCAGGTTACGGCAGTTCGATTCTGTCATGGGGCACCAAATAATGTTGCGTAAATGCAACATGACTATTGACTACAACAAATTTTTGTGTTATAATACACAGTATTGAAAGATTGAAAAGGTTTTAGGTAAGGTACAGCAACACAATAAAACTGCTGGCTGCCCCACTGTTGGTGTTCACTGGAGTTTAATTACTTTGAAGGTGTGCATTGAAAACAAAGGCAGCAAGGTGAGTTAGCATTCTCACTTGAAAGAAAAAGGCAAAAACTTACCTGTTGTTTTTAGGTTCAGTTCAGCAAACAAAAAATTACTTTGGAATAGTAAAAAAGTTGAACCTGTTGTTTTGAAAGAGAGAAAATTATGAACACTTTTGTAGATGCCGTAGTTAATCAAGAAGCTCGTACCGAAAATGGTATGAAGGCTCGTAAGTCCACTGCTAATGCGGTTGTAGATTTATTCTACAACATCGGTGCAAGCCGTGGTAAAGACATTGTGCCAGCATTCACTGCTGCCTTTGTTGAAAACAAAGAATTGGCATTGCGTGTGGCCGCATGGTCCCGTGATGTGCGTGGTGGTGCAGGTGAGCGTGAAACTTTCCGTAACATCTTGCGTCACTTGGAAGATACCGATTTCAGATCGGCTGTTCATTTGTTGGCCAAAGTTCCTGAATTGGGACGTTGGGATGATGTGTTAGTATTCAAAAATCCATTCTTAAAACAAGTGGCTTTTGAAATGATTCATCGTGCTTTAAAAGCAAATGATGGACTTTGTGCAAAATGGATGCCTCGCCAAGGATCAATTGCCACAGAATTACGCAATTACCTTGATTGGTCTCCAAAGTTTTACCGTAAGCGTTTGGTCGAATTGACCAAAGTGGTTGAAACTCAAATGTGTGCGAAGGAATGGGATTCCATTAACTTCTCTCATGTGCCTTCCGTGGCGGCATCCCGTTACAAAAAGGCTTTTAACCGTAACACTCCAATGTATGCAGCTTATGTTGAATCATTGGTTAAGGGTGATAACCCTGAAGTTAAGGTTAATGCAGGTGCAGTGTACCCATACGATGTGCTGAAAGGCCGTATCGGTGGTTACATGAAATTCGACAAGACCGAATTGGACTTGGTGCAAAAGCAATGGGAGGCTTTGCCTAACTTTGTTGGTGACGCAAACATTCTACCTTTGGTGGATGTTTCTGGTTCAATGTCCACTCCTGCTGGCGGTCATGGTTCCAAATCAGGTGTAACCTGTATGGAAGTTGCAGTCTCTTTAGGACTGTACTTGGCAGATAAGAATGAAGGCAAGTTCAAGGACACCTTCCTAACCTTTTCTGACAAACCAGAATTGTTGCACTTGAAAGGTAACATAAACCAAAAGATTGACCAAATGGTTAAATCTGATTGGAATATGTCTACCAATCTACACAAGGCATTTGAAAAAATCCTTAATGTAGCAGTAAAAGGTGGCGTGCCACAAGAAGAAATGCCAGCGATGGTTTTGATTCTGTCAGACATGCAATTTAACGCTTGCGTTAAGTATGATGACTCTGCTTTGCAGATGATTGCACGTAAGTATGCAGAAGCAGGATACACTTTACCAAAGGTTGTATTCTGGAACTTGAATGCCTCATATGGCAACGCTCCAGTAAAGTTCGACACTTCTGGTACTGCATTGGTATCTGGTTTCTCACCAGCAGTCGTAAAACCACTGTTGGCTGGTGACCTAGATTCCTTTACACCAGAATCTGTGATGCTTAAAACCATCATGGATGACCGTTACAAAGTATTGTGATGGTTGTGGCGCCTATATAATAGGCGTCATTTTGAAACATATTCATCATTGGTTGTTAGGAATACAGGATTGATAATCTTGACCTACACAACGAAGTAGCTTAATCAGCACGATGAAAAAACCCTTTACGTTGAGAGTGTGTTTCAAAATGAATATGCGGTTTGTAATAGTACGACATAAGGTACCCCCTTATGTTATCTGAGCAAAGCAGAAGACCGCTCCACATTTTGGAGATTTTATGTCAGGAAAAGGTAGTAGTCCAAGGCCATTTAGTGTAACGCAAGAAAAGTTTGGCAGTAATTTTGATGCCATCTTTCGCAAGCCATCACCAAAAGAAATAGATGATGCAATGGCTGAACAAGAAGAATTTGATAGAATCTTAGAAGATAATCTTAAACGCACTAAGCGTGAATTCGATGAGAAGGTTATTATGAAACCTGATTTCTCAGAATAAATATTATAGCGGGTTGGTGAAACAGTATCACAGTGGGCTCATAATCCTCAGTTCCGGTGCAATTCCGTGACCCGCAACCAATTACTCTCTATACATATTAGATAAGAATTCTGCCTCAGGAATTCTAGTTCTTGTATTCTTACTACCAAGAACAACAACAATCCTATTACCAATATTAGTGTCCAAGAATAATGTTATGCATCCACCAGATGCACTAATGTATCCGGTTTTACTGACAACAATATTTTGGTGGGTGCCAATCAATGGATTGGTATTACGAAAAACAAACCACTTATTTTTAATTTCTATTTTTATTTCAGATTTACGGCTAGCATATCTAATGTTGCCATAAAAACTTGCTTCTCTTGTAAGTTTAATTAGTTGTCTTGCTGTACTGACATTTCTTGCATCTAATCCAGTTGGTTCATATACAACTGTGTTTGTCATTTCCAAGCTTCTAATTTTTTGGTTCATTGCTTGCACACATTCAACCAATCCACCCGGATAATGTTCGCAAAGAGTTAATGCTGCTCTATTGTCACTGGCCGTTATTGTTAGGTTTATTAATTCTAACCTAGTTAATTTTTGATTGTTTCTTGGCAACTTGTCGGCCAATTTTGTTGTCATTAATATTTTTTCATTTACATCTTGGTTTGCATCCAAGACAACCATAACAGTCAACAGTTTTGTTATACTGGCAATTGGTCTGACAACATCAATGTTTTCACCATCAATGATGTTACCTCTCATATCTGAAATTAACCAGGATTTTGCGGTAATAGATTTTGCTGAGACAACTTGTTGATTAAAAAGTATGGCGAAAAATAGCAAAGAAGTAAAAATTTTGTATAACAATCAAACACCTCATCAAAGTTGGATATCATGGCGATTCAATTTGTGGCTTACAAGCCCTAGCATTATTAAATGAGGTTGTATATATGGATTTCTTTTCACCCTTTTGACTGGTGTTAACCAAACATTTATATTCACAGACTTGTATTCCTTTTTCATTCGTAAAACTCTTTTCCAATTGACAATAGTTCTTATCGTTAATTGAAGATGCTTTTGTATATATGACAGCATCTGGCATAAAATTTATATTGATGGTGGGATGGGTAACCATCAGTGTTGCACTGGTTGTCAACAATGTAAAAAGTAATTTATTTTTCATCTATAGTCTTTAGTATACCACCAAACAAAACTCATTAGTCCTGTTGCAATCAATAAAAGGAATACATAAAAAAAGAGAATGAATTTACCGAAACCAACATTGTCAAATACCCATTCCAAAAATGTGTACTTATTTTTCTTCATTTGGTGTTATTAGTTTTTTGTTCTGTTCTAAGTTTTTTTCATCA